ATATTCAACTTATTGCTTGCAAAATTAAACTTGAAACAAATTTCCAACTATACTGAGGTAATTGTAAAAAACATTAGAGAAGAAGTTTTGGATAATAAAGATGAAGCTTCCTCACAGGTGGAAATGATGCTTATACAATACAATAGTATGATTGAAGATAGTAGGGCAAGAGATGTAGAAAATGTAATAATACGTAGCAGTGAGGGGCTATTTATAAAAAGCTCAGAAATGTTAAACCAAATCAATGAATATGTTAGATCTGTAAATAGTAACTGGGTACCGCTAGAGCTTAAAGATTTTAGGAAACAAGCAATGAAAGCAGGATACATTACAGGCAAGGGAAATAAATCTATATACAGTAAAACATTAGTAAAATTAATTAGATATGACACTTGCGATGTTGAAAGATTTAGAAACCTTGATGTAAGCTCCATAATTTCTCAAGATGTTGAAGATGTTACTGACTCAGATAATATAATTCCATTCAAAGAATCAATTAAAAAAGAAATTGCTAATAAATCAAAGGGAGTGAAATCAGATGGACTATAAAATAGTGCAAATAATACCAGCACCTAACAATATGTGTGCAATATATAAAGATGAAACAGAAATAATTAAAAACAAAATAGTATGCCTTTCTCTAATTCAATATAAGGATGGCGAAACTGAGGTTATTTTAATGGACATGACAGATGGTGACGGCGAAATATCTAAAATAGGACCTGATTTAAAATTCATTGAATATAGTTAAAAATTATATATGGTAAATATATACTATTACACTTTTAAGCGATTATTACACTTTTTTGCGAATTATTACACTTTTATAAAAAAAGTGTAATGTTTGCGAAGTGTTGATATGGCAAGGTTTGTTCTCTTATATATATATATTATTACAGTATTACACTTTTATTAATATATATATATACACATGTACGCGCACACACACACACGCACACGCACACATTATTAGTGTTAGTTGAAAAAAAGTGTAAAAGTGTAATAAGTGTAATAATTTTTCTGAACACGTTGGTATAACAAGGTTAAGAGGTATTACACTTTTTTAAAAAAGTGTAATGTGTAAAAACACTAAAAACACCTTCAAAGTAAGTGGTGTCAAAGGCTAGAGTGCATTTTCAAAAGTGTAATGTTTTAATAGTAAATATATAAAAAGAGGTGTAATTATATGAAAATAGATTGGAAGGACGTATATCTGGGCAGAATAGATCAGATTAATATAGATATCAGAAATGCTGTATTTAATAAAAAATGGGCTATGAAAGCTAAATTAGAAGCTGAAAAGAAAATAATGCAGGAACGTATTGAAAAGTTAGAATAACTAAGGAGTGATAACTTGAGAGACTATTTAAGAGATTATGCAACAGCTGCATTTAGATTCTACGCTTTAAATGGAAAATCAGCCGAAGAATATAAAAAGAAAATATATGATAATGCTTTAGATAATATAAGAAAGAGTGAAGGATCTGTAGGCGTATCCAAACCGACTGAAGCCGCAGTAATAGCAGCAGAAAGAGCTGTTGATGATAAAATTGCAGAAGTAAGGGATATGGAAGCAGTAGAACTAACACTTGCAGAGCTAGGAGTAAAAAGAAGACATGATATTATACAAGCAATAGAATGTGTTTATTTTAAAAATCCAGAAGATCAATTAGAAGATATCAAAACAAAAGTTCTCTCAGCACAAATGTTTATACCTGCATCTGAGAGATCAATATATTACTGGCTAAGACAAGCAAGGCAATTATTTGCGATGGAAAGAGGATTGAGAATGTAATACATTATACAAAAGTTTGCAGTAATGGGGGCAAGAAGTATGATATTATGATATCAGTTAGAATTATTAAGCACATGAAGAGCACAGGTGTACATCCTAGTGCTCTTTTTATTATGTGTCCAATAAGAGGGAGGTGGTATTGTGTTAACTGATAGACAAATGAAAGTATGTGAGTTAATGGCAACGGGTATTCCAATTACTGAGGTTGCTAAAGAATCGGATGTTCCTAGATCAACTATATATACATGGAAGGAATTGCCAGAAATGGTGGCAAGAGTAGAGACGCTTGGACAAGAGTATTTATCTCAGACACTAGCCAATATAAAGGCTGAGGGTCCTAAGTCCTTAAAGGCATTGATAAAGCTAAGAGACCATGCCAGTAGTGAGAAAGTTCGTCTTGATGCATGTGCTAAGATACTGGATAAGTTAGTCAGCAATGCCACTAAGATAGAGTTATCAGATGGTAGAGATACTAAAGATGATGTACCAGTTGACGTACTGGAAGCTGAGATGGATGAGCTAGATAATGAGTAATCTAATTGAGAATAGGTACGTTTTATATTAATAATGTCGCTAATAATAGAAGATTAACCAAGGCAATGGGTTTAGAGTATATACAAATGTCGTGAAAGTTTCATTTCACGACATCGCATTTGATAATCGTTTGATAATAGAATAGGGGTGGCATTCTATTATTGGGAATTTTTGGATGCCGTCATCTAGCGATAGGAATTTTTGCAACATTTTTTAGGCTTCAAAAAAAATAGGTGGGGTAATAAATAGTTAACCCTAGCAAGTGAATAACATATAACTAGCAAGAGTACAATTGTTTTAATTATATAAGGGTTCTGCCTATTACCAATTAAATAAGGTGAGAATAGTTTTTCTTATACAAAGGAAGTGAGTTTATGGATGAGGGTAAACAAAATCGTAAATTATTATATATACATTTAGTTAAATTATATGGTTCTGAAAAATCAAAAGAATTAATGATGAAATATAAAGATACTTTATTCTCTTTCCATGGGATTAGTTGGAGTTTAGGGAAACGAGATTTTAAGTATTTCTGTTTATACTTCTTGCAAAACACTTTTGTACCTAAAGAAAATAATACTGCTAGAAATTTGGCACCAGTACATTTAGAAATATGGCATGAATTACAAAAGATGTTTGTAGAAGATCTCTGGGACAAGGAAGAATTTATTTTACCTCGTGGAGTTTCTAAATCAACTATAATAAATAAAGCACTATCATGTTGGCTACACGCTTATAATATGAGCGGTTATACAATTGTAATAGGTAATAAGGAAAATGACGCGGTACAATTTATAGCTGATACTAAAAAAATGCTAGAAAATCCTTATATTGTTAAAGCGTTTGGGAAGTTCTTTGATAAGCGTGACCGTACTGTAAATAAGCAAGAATTAGAATTAACCAATAATACTAAAATACAGGCTTTCTCCTGGGGATCTTCTGTCCGTGGTACTACTTATGGATCAGCAAATGGAATAGTTCGACCAGCTTGTATAATTTTAGATGATGTAATTAGTGAAGATGATATTTTAAATGATGCAGCAAAGGAAAAAGTATTAAATAAGTTTTATAAGGAAATTGCTGAAGTTGGAGATACTGAAGTTGTTCGTGATGGTATTAAAATTAAATCAGCTAGTAAGTTTTTAGTAATAGGGACCCCACTTAGCTCCACTGATATGATTAACACAATTTCTAAGGATGTAACCTTTAAAGTATTTCATAGGCGAGTAGTTGATTTTGAAGTAGATGAATATTTTGATAATAATGTATATTGGCAGCATTATAAAACTTTATTATTCAATGACAGGATTGATAAAGAAGATAAAGATATAATGCTAAAAGAATATTATACAAAATATAAAAATGAAATGATATTCACTACAATTTGGGAGAAATACGAATGTGATATTTTAGCGCAAAAGTTTTTCAGTAAAAGAACCGCATTTATGCAAGAGTTAATGTGTGATTGTCAAAATGTTGGTAATAAGTGGTTTAAAGGTGTTCGTACCCAGAGTGTTGAGGATATAGAAAATCATGTATTTACTAAGACTATGCTTCAATGCGATCCTGCATCCAGTACAAATGATAAATCAGATTATTCTTCTATTTTAGTTGGTAGCACATGTGATTTTAATGGATTTACATATATAAGAAAAGGAGTCCTGTTTAAACTTGGATTTATAGACTTATGTAAAAAAATAATTGAGTTAATAAGACAGTATAAAGACATAACTCATGTAAGTATAGAAAAAAACTTGTATATGGGTACTGATATATTAAAGATTCAGGAGTTATTATCCAAAGATGATGAATTGAAAAATAGAAATATTACATTCTTAAATAAAATGCAGTCAAAAAATAAAGATGAAAAAGTGGCTACTGTGATTGATCCAATTAATACAGGGCAAATAATTTTCAATGAAGAGGATAAACGATTCACAGAACAGATACTAGATTTTAGCGGTCAAAAAAATACTGCTCATGATGACGCCATAGATTCAGTAGCCCAATTCACAATAGATGTACAAACTATAAAAATAGTAAGTGTTGTAACAATAATGGACCGAAGATTATTCGGATTATAAGGAGGTGGACAAAATTTGAATATTAGCGAATTAATAAAAAAGCTATTTAAAAAACAAACTGGACTAAATCTATATAATCCAGAGCATTTAGCATTAGTTAAAAAAATATATGGCAATTATAATGCAAACCGTTATATATACGAAAAGATGTATCGGTACTACCTTGGGGATACCGATGCCATGCGAAAATATAAGTTTATTACCGAAAGGTCAAATATTAAAATAAATGCAAACTATATAAAAAAATTTATCAAGGAAGAAGTTTCGTATACGATTTCAAATAATATAACGTATGAGTCCAAGAGCGATAACAGTGATATAGTTAAGGATATTGAATACTACACTGCACACTGGGATGAATTACATGATACGGACCTAATGAAATATTTGTTAGTATTTACCAAGGTATATGAAATCTATTACTTAGATGAAAACGCTGATTTTTGCAGTAAAATTATTAAACCTACTGATGGTTACGCTTATGCTGACGCTTCAGGCAAAGTTTTATTTTTTATTCATGCATTTAAAAATGATTTTGATACATTTAATCAATATATAGATGTGTATACGGATAGTCACATTTATCATTTTGATAGCAAATTTAATGAAATAGAAAATCCTACTGTGAATATATTTGGAGAGGTTCCAGTGAGTGTTGGAGTATTAACCTTTGAAGAATATCATGATAGTTTATATGGTGATATAAAAGGTCTTCAGGATGCCTTTGAAACTAATTTTAGTGATATTGGAAATGAAATAAGCGATTTTAGAAGTGCTTATATGGTATTCACAGGTTGTGAAATACCTAAAGAGGATATTCCAGAAATGAAACAGTTAGGAGTATTACAAACTAAAGATAAGGATAGTACAATCCAATGGCTTATTAAAAATATCAATGATAGCTTCATCCAAAATACATTAGATCGTTATGTGGATACAATGTACCAAATTAGCTGTCATATAAATCATAATGAAGGTATGGTTAGTAATTTATCGGGCGTTGCCCTTCGTTCAAGGCTCATAGCCTTGGAGAACAAATGTGATTTAGAAGAAAAGGCACATAAAAACATAGTTAAAAATAGAATGAGATTCCTGTGCATGTATTTAAATCTTAAGAAAAATAAAAATTATGATTATAAAGATATAAAAGCCCTTTATACACCTAATATCCCTATGGATGATTTAGGAACAGCTCAAATGCTGGCTCAGGTACCTGAAGGAATTATTTCCAAAGATACTGCTAGAGGATTATTCAGTTTTATTAATAATAAAGTTACTGAAGCCGAAAAAGTTAAAAAAGAACAGGATGCTGAGATACCAGATATTAATTTAGACACTGTGACTGCTAATGAGTGATTATACCGATAAAGAAGAACAGGATTTCATTGAAAGTTTATATAATGAAGCTGATAAACAGATAAAAGAGGTTTATAAAGAGCAAAAGAATAATAGAGATGAATTATTAAAACAATTAGCCAGTATAATGCTTGCCTATACCATTTTAAATGACCTTATGAAGCTTTCTAAGGCAGATAAAAAGAAAGAGTACAATAGGTTGTCTAAGATGGTTACAGTCGGTGCACAGGGGCAAGGGGCTACGCAAAATAGAGTTATAGAAGAAATG